TTTGCTGATGTACTGATTGTTGGATCGACATAAATATATTGTGATTTAGGCATTTACAATTCTCCATTTATGGTTCTATTTTTCATATATAAATATCAATAAAAAAGAAAAAATATTGGTTTAGTTATTTAGATTTGACAAATCTACCAAGATCATCCTTTTTCATTTTTCGTTCTGAAAGGGTTTTACATCTGCTCTTATACTTCTCAGTTCCTTCTATATCACCATATCTATCAATATACCATTCCAATGAAAATCGACCTATAGCCTTTTCTTTCATTTTTTTGATGGATTTTTGTTTATGTTTTTTATTATACATTCCGTTTTGAGAGCCTTGATTTATAATCTTCATTTTTTCTACAAATTCTTTATATTTATTTGTTTCTCTCAACCCATCCCATATATCACCACCATCTGTATTATAAGTATCATTATATCCAGTTTTAACAGAATCATATTTTTCAATGAAAAATCGTTCTAACTCTGATGATTCTTCTTTTTTAACTTCTGCTATAACTTCTTTTGTAAAATTATCCCAGCCGTATTTTCTTATAGCTGAATGTATCGTATAATTACCACCATGTTCAGAAACATATTTATGTTCATTCATTCTACCATTAAAATCTCGCGTTCTTCCAACATAACACTTTCCACTCGGACTTGTTAATTTATATATCACTTCCATAAAATTCTCCATAAAACTCTTATATATAAATATAACAAATACAAAAAAAAAAGAGTGGAAAAAATCCACTCTTTTTTTATGTTTTAACTTTTATCTTATGTTAAATTATACCAAGTTTAAGTCCTTGATAGCAATTTTCGCATAAAATTCAGGCCTGATCATTTTCTTAGCATATCTGGTCATCACACCTTTTCTTGGAGTGAAATCACTTGGATCATATACTAATGGAGTCATAATCAGTGGTACATATGGAGCATATACAGCACCTGTTTCAAGGAAGTTATTTCCTCTGAAACCAACCAAGATTTGATTTTCTGTCATATAAGGATTCTTATAGACATTCCATCTATTCTGGATTGAACCGATACTTTGTACACCCATAGCAAACTGAGCTTTATTACCATCTGTATTAGACATATATCCTGGAAGTGATTCAAGGATTGTTGCAACTTTTGGAGATACAACTGCAAAGTTAGCACCACCGCGTAGTGTCAACTTGTGAATTTCATTAGATACTTTTTGTATCTTCTGAACAAGTGTTTGCCACCACTCGAACCGTGTGCCGTAGAATGTTGTTACTGTCCATGCACCTTCATCAGTACCAGAACCATTATAGTCTTCACCAGGAGTTACTGACCAATAGTCTTGAGTCACTGCATCAGAAATCAACATATCAAGAATTTCCAAATCAATTTCCATTGAAATGTATTCAGATAACATTGATGTTAACTCAGCTTCAGCATCAACACTATGATAAGCATTCAAGTCTTGAGCCAATTCAGGTGTCCATACAGCTTTTAGCTTTCTGGTTTTTGCTACGATAGCAGCACTTCTAAGTTGTAAATCAACTTCAGGTATTGCTAAATCATCATTAGTTGCTCTACCTTGAGTATCCTCAAAATCACCTCTAGCAGCTTCAGTTGGTTGTTTTGAATAAAGAACAGAACCACTATTATCACCTAAACCAGCAGATGAAGCAGATACATAAAATTCAATATTATTGCCATTGATTTTTGTAAATTGCGGTAATTGCTCTACAACAGATGAACCAGAAAAGTTAAATGATCTAACTGCTTTTTCATCTGCATTTGTAAAATCAGATTTAAGTACAATAACTTTCCAAATTTCTGTTGCAGCTTGTGATGCTGAATACGCTTGGTTAAAGTTAATATCTTTATAATTAGCAGAAGCTGATTCATAAGTACCAGTATCTGCATCACCAGCAATAACACCACCGTTATCAAGATCTAATGTAGCATGATTAATAGAATAATCATATCTACCTTCACCATAAAGACCACCAACACCGTATGGAGCAGATGAACCTGATGGATTATTTGGACCTGATTTACCTTGTAATGAATCTACATCACCGCCAGGAACTTTATAATTTGTAGCACCAAATCCCTCGGCCTGTGTTCCAGCATCTGTCTTACCGTACTTAAAGTCAAGATAAAATACCAGACCAGAAGGTAAGTTCATTGGTTGTACACTTACAAAGTCTTGAGCTGCAATTTCACCAAAAATTCTACGAACTAAAGGTAAAGCAACACCTGACCATTCTTCAGAACCAGCACCTGCGGCAGAACCTCTTACATTACCACCAGTCGCTGAATTCTCATTGATTAACTGTTTTGCTTGGTTTTCAAGCATTACAGCCATACCGGATTTTTGGAAATCTTCATTTAGACCATCCAAAAGTCCTGTTTTTTCCCATTTAGAAACAAGTTTCTGTGCTTCAGCCTGTTGGCTTTTATAAGGACTTGTACCTAAAAGGTTTTCGTTTATATATTTACTCATTTTAGTTTTCTCCTAAACTTATCCGTTAATGATACCAGCTAATTTCTTAAACCGGTTGGCAACTTGACTTTCTTCAGTAATCACTTTTCGTGATGACTTAGAAGGTTTAGTTGAACCAGATTTTGAACTTGCTGATTCTTTAATTGGATTTCTTTTACTAATTGAACCATTATCACCGAACTGTTCAGCAAGTGTAGAATAAACAAGTTTAATCTCTCTTGTTGATTGTGCTCTATCAAATGTTTCAACTACTTTTAATTTCTGATTGTTATCAAGCGCGAACTCCTTAAACAATTTGTTGGTAAACAACAATTTTGCATTAAGAATATTGACTTCATGAAGTTTGTTTTTCAGAAAATGAACTGCTTTCTTGTATTCTCTAAGTTCTTCACCTAAAGATTCAACATCAGTTGAATTACCTGGATCTTCTTCATCGGACGCGTCTGCAGAATTAACCGCATTATCACCACTTCCGATATTAGAAGAATCAGATTGTTCTTCAATTTCTTCATCATCATCATCTTCTTCATCTTGTTCAAATAAAGATTCATCTATTTCAAAAATTGTACTTTCACCAATGTTTCCACCTACATGCTCTGGCTGTTCATCACCTTCAACATCTTCATCATAAGCATCATCTTCTTCTGCTAAATGAGATGAATCGGTTGAGTCAGCGTTTTCATCGTAAGCATCATCTTCTTCATTGATTTCATCTTCTAATTCACGAATTATAGATTCAAGATCAAGATTATCATCTTCAATATCAACTTCTTCTTCATCACCGAAGTCTTCATCTTCTTCAGAAACAACTGGTGCATATTGTACACCATCAATTTCTATGATTTTAGATTCATCAACTTCAGGTTCTTCAGCATCAAATTCATCTTCACCACCGAACTCTTCATCCTCTTCTGGAGCGATTTCAGGTTCTTCAGCTGAAAATTCATCTTCACCACCGAACTCGTCATCTTCCTCTGCAGCAAAATCTTCACCACCTTCTTCATCACCCAATTCTTCTTCTCCGCCGATTTCTTCTTCATCATCACCGAATTCATCTTCTTTGAGTTTAGCAGAAAGCATTGATTTCAACTGTGGAGTAAACGCTTCTTCTAACGCCATCTTTGCATTTGCAAGAGCTGTTTCACGAACTGCTTTAGCATCTGCGATAGCTTCTTTCAAAATATCACCCATGATATTTCTCCTAGTATTTTATTTTGGAATAAGTTTATTAGGAAACTTAATAAAGTTAGTTGGAATGTTTAGACACCCCAAATCCACTAAAGGGGTGTATTATTTTAAATCTGTGTACCTATAAATATAAAGTTTTTAAAAAATCTTAATAATATTTTTCTTCTTTTTGTTGATTATATTTATGTCTTAATCTCTGCATATTCTTCTTTTCTCTTTTTTCTTCTGATTTCTTCTTAAAGTAACTCTTTTTCTTTAATTCTAACATCATACCACTTTCTTTTACCATCCCTTTCATTTTCTTTAATGCCCATTCGACATTGTTATTTCTTACATCTATTCTTAAACCTTTTTGTTGTTTTTGTTTTCTTGTCATATTAACCTCTAACTTGTATATCTTTACTGATAAATAA